AGGTTGGAATAGACGGACTCCACGGGGCTTGCACTTGGCGCCATGGTGGACCGGTCCCGGCGCACCCGCAGTTCCGTGGTTGTTTCCGCCAGGCGGCCCACGGAAGGTACAGTGGCGTTGGTGACGGATGCCCACCCGGCCAACGCCGTCACAATACTGTTGATGGCGCCCACATCGGCATCAATCGGGCCGTATTCCGTGCAACGTCCGGTGGTGGTGCCTACCCCGGCGCCATCAAGCGTGACGGGGGTAAGCGTTTCCCACTGGTGCAAGTTGTTCAAATCAGACGCAAGCTGACCCGATGGAATAAGCAAAAATGGTGTGCCGCCTAAAGTCAGCGTCACCAATGACCGGGTGGCGGGCTGTGCGGTCAGGCCGTTTAATTGCGCCAGCCCCTGCAGGCTTGGGCCGTTGGCTTTGTTGGGGTCAAATTGCTGGAAGGCCAGTTGCATGGCTTCCCACGTAAGGCCCAAGCCGTCCAAGGGCACTTGAACAATTTGCATAGCCGGGTCTTCACTGCCAAAGTCCGGTTGCAACGTGGACCCCGTGGTGGGGTCAGTGATCAACGCAAGGGCCGCGGAAGCGTCCGCCAGAATGTCCGCCAGGCGTTTGGCTTCAAAGCCTGCATCAGTTACACCCGCCATGGTCAAACCTCCACTAAAATTGTTTCACTGGCACCGCTGGCCAATGCGAGTTTAACCACTGCGGCCACGGACACCCGGCGGTCCGGGCTTTGTGATATGTCCATGGATTCAATGTAATTTACTTCCGGGTCCAGCAAGATGCGGCGCCGGATAAGGGCGCCCACTTCCGCTTCCGTCATTTTACCGCCCAAGATGCTTGGGGCGCCATCTACTGCGTAATAGGGCACGCCGTCTTGCACATCCAAAAACCATTCCGTCAACTGCGTGGACAGTGCCGTAAAGATGCGGTCCCGGGCCGCGTCAGACTCACGCGACAACACCAGGCGCCCGGCAACAATTTTGTAATCAGCTTGGGCGCGGCCGTCACGGTTCAAGGCAATTGAAAAAATCATGTTGGTCCCGCTGTGTTGGATCCGCCAGCCATAACGCCACCATGCACGTGTGTGCTGCCCACATTCACGCCGTTGTTGGTCAGCGGGCCGGTTATGTTCATGCCGCCGGATTGCGTAGAGGTTCCACCGGTCTGTGCAAGACTTCCGGTTATGGACACATCCCCGGTGTTGGTCAGCGTGCCGGTGTTGGTAATGTTGGCATTGGTCACAATTTCCATGCCTTCCATGTGAAACGTGGCGCCACCTGGCACCACCGCGTCAATGGCGGTATCAGACAAGGCCAACACGCAGTCACCGGCGCGGTTGCGAAGTTGCACGGCGTCAGTGGGAAAGCCGGGGATTGCGCCGGATGCGCGCTGCACGCCCGGAATAAAAATGGCGTCCGTTAAATCGTGATGCCGCGGGGTGGCCATGTCGGGGGTCATGTTGACACCGGCACCGTGCTGCCAGTTGTCTATGGCCCGGTCACACACCACCAACAGCCCTTCATCACCGATGCTGACCGGGACCACGACAAACAGCCCAAGCGTGGTGGATCCAAGCACCTGCAGGGGCACGCCCTGAAGCACCGGCAACCGCACTTCATTCACGGATTCAAGGCGTTGTGTCATGCTGACCGCGGGTTGCACATCCACGGTGGTGCCGTCAGCACTTACCGCGGTCACAATGCCCGGGATGGCCGTGCGCAAGTCCAGCAACTGGCGGTCCGTCATCACGCGTTGTGCTTCCGCTGGATCCGTGTCTGATGTTACGGTGGTCATTTAAAACATTTTCAGTGATTGGGCTTTAAGCTGTGCAGGGCCGTGGCTATCAAATGACAAATCAACTTTGGTGCTTTTGTAGTCGCCTGACAATTCCGGGCTAACCGTGGATTTAACCACCATCCGGTCCCCGGGCTTCATGCGGGCATCAAACTTGGCCACAATTTCCACACCCACTTTGACTTGCAACGGGCCATTAAGCAGCGGTGCGCAGCTTATCAAGTTGCTGTTTGATGTGAATATAAAACCGTTGCCGGTGTCGCGTTTATCGCTGACCGCCTGAAACACACCATCTTGAACGGACCAACTGAAGCCCTGTTGATCCGCCAGTTTGTTTAGCTGTGAAGTGGTGGTGCCCACAAAGGCCATGCCCTTGGGCGGCAAGCGGCCGTCCACATCAATTTTGCCTACCGTCACGCCAGGTAGTGCGGCCGCAAGTTGTTTGACCACCTGATTGATTGGGGTCTGCCCGCTGAATGAACGGCTATAGGCGCCACGGACCATGCCCCCGTAGCCATCCAAGGCCGTCAGTTTGGTCACAATATCGGATCCTTGCCGCATAGACACCGCGGACAATAGCCCCCCGCTGGCCACCATCGCACCGCTACTGGCGGAAGACTCATAACCGGCAAACAGTTGAATCTTTGACAGGTTGGTGCGGATGGCCTGGCGCGTGTTGCGAGATAGGTTGTAAACCGTAATATCAATTTTGTTGGGTTCACCGGTCAGCGTCTTGGACGCATTGAAGGACACACGCAAATGTGCGTTGGTGCCGTCCGCGATGATGCGCACGGCGTCACCGGTATTGCCTTTGCCCTGCCAGTCAGCCAGTGGACCTATGACCAATTCACAGTAACGCAGGAAGTCAGACACGGTACATGGCCCGCACGTCAAAAGGCAACGTGTAGTCCACCACGGTGTCTTGATCCAGCAATTCAAACTCACCAGGTGCAAACCAATAAAGCTGTGCGGTGCTGCCCAAGGATTCCGGCGTGTCATTCTCCCCGCCATCCGTGGTGACCACACGGAATTGGCCAAGGGTGCGTGTTAGCTCTGCACTGGCTTTAAGAATGTTGATCACGGGCACCAACGCCAGGCCAAGGGCAAAGGGCGTTTCATCCTGTGCCAGTATGTCCATAAACCACCCGGGCACCGTGCTGTTGAAATATGTGCGCAATGTCAACAGGTTGTCACCCAACAGGACTTGAAAGCGGCGGTCATTATCAGCGGTGACGGGTAAAATTTGCATGGTCACTTTCCAAACAGTTGGGACAACACGGACCGTTGGGGCGCCGTGGGTTCCTTGGGTTCCACGCGGCCGCTGTTGACCTGGCTGGATGCGGATTTACGTTTGACCTGTGCCGCGGGCACCTTCACCCGTTCCAGCTTGTCCAAGGGGACTTCCTGAAAACCGATGGTGCCACGCAGCGCACCCGTGAATGGGCCGGTGTGTTCCGCCTGCACGTCCACCACGGCCATGGAAGGGTAAAGGCGGTGACGCGTGACCACCTGCCACAACTTGCGTTCCTTGATGCGCAGCCGCAGCGTTTCAAGCAGCAACGCGGCCCGGTTGCCGTAAGACGCGCCTTGATCATCCAGATTGGACATGACCCATTTAATGGTCAGCTTATCCGGCTGTTCCACGATGTGGTCAGTGCTGTTGCTGCCATCCTCAATTGCAAAATTGGTTGGGGCCGCGCTGAAGCCGTGGAGCTCCGATTGTTTGCCGTCAACTTCCGCGCCTTCAATCAGAATCAAATTATTGCCGCCAAAAAGTGCAACAGTCATGACTTACCCCGTCACCGGTCCGGTCATGCCGGGTTGAATCATTTGAAGGTTTTGACCCATACCCGCGCGGTTAACAACGTCTTGTCCCACCGCACGTGGATCCCCGGCGCCGTTCACCGTCACATTGTTGTTGGTCACATTACCCCCACCACCGGCGCCACGCATCACGCCCGCAGGGGTAGGCGCCTGGCTACCTGGCGCAAAGGCTTTTTCCGCTTTGGTGATTGAATTTGTACCATCGGGACCCATGGGGGTGACAGCCCAACCGGCCACATTGCCAATGAACGTGCCAACCTTTTCAATCAGGCCAAAGAACGTGGACCACGCACCTATCAGCGTTTCTGTGATGGCCATGAACTTGGAACCAAATGCGCTTATGGCATCAATAAAGAAACCACCAAAAAAGCTGGCCACCTTCCAACCAAAAGACAGGATGTTGCCTAACGCTGCGGAAATGTTAGGGTAAGCGTCCGTGAATGATTTGACCCAATCACCGATGATGGATTTTTGCCCATTGAATGCGGCGTAAAGATCCTCCAGCACCAGAATCACCGCGGTGATACCGGCCACCATCAAAAGGATTGGCCAGGTTGCCGCCAGCGTGGACAAGGCAATGGCGCCGATGGCCACAGCCACAGCCAACGCAATGGCCTGTGTGGCGTCCAGTTCCTTATTCAACCCCGCGGTGGGTCCAATCAGTTTGTTGATGCCGTCATACGCCCATTTGGTGAACTTGGCCACCATTTCAAAACCTTGGCCCACGCCGTCCACGGACTGTTTGATGCCGGACGCAATCCACTTGCGATTGGCCAACACAAATTTGGTGACGGCTTCCGCGCCTTCAGTCAGCCCCGGGATCAAACCCACGGAAATGGACTTGGCTAACCCCTGCACCACGACGTCCATTTCAACGGTGGCATCTTTAAACTTGGCCGCTTTTTCCTTGGCCGATTCATCAAGGATGATGCCTAAATCGCGGCTGCGGTCTGTCAGTTCCTTGATGCCGTCACGGCCCTTTTGCAATAGCTTCAGCGTGCCCGCACTGATGCCCAATTTTTCAGCCAGCACCATTTGCCGTTGCTTACTCATGCCCTGCATTCTGTCCGCCACTGACAACAAAATATCATCCGCGGTGCGCAGCTTCCCGGCGGCATCGCGTGACGATATGCCCATCATCATCATGCCCGCGTTGTATTGCCCGGGCTGCATGTGGGACATGGTTTTGTTTAAGCTGGCCAGGTCACTGCGCAAGTCTTGGACGCTACCGCCCGCGCGCTTTTGTGCGTATTCCAGTTCCTGCAGGCGTTCAAAGCTGATGCGGTTGGCGTCAGCAAACTTACCCGCTTCATCTATCGCAAAGGCTTGGCCAATTGCAAATGCTTTGAATGTGGTGGCCGCGGTGACCAACGCAGCACCCATGGCCACAGCCCCGGACGTGACGCCATCAATGATGCGTGTGAAGTCTGCGGCATCGCCTTTGGCCTTGGGGTCAACCTTCAGCCCTAGCAGTGTTACCAACTCGTCAACAATGCTCATGGTTTAAGGCTTTCAGCGGTTGTGTGATGCTGCCATTCTAGCCAGTCCTGCAGGTCTAGCATATCGTGCAACTGCCATATTTCTTCCCACGTGTACCGCCAGCGGTTCAGGTCACGCAGTGTGGCCACGTGGTTGGTGACAAGACGCCCCAAGATGTAGTCCACGCGCCAGTCATCGGGAATTTCAACTGAAGGGCGGCGGCCGCCCGATACTTCTAAGCCTGGCCGCCCTTGCCGAAAAAACCCGCGCAATTCACCTTTAGCGCCCACGCCAGGCACAACAACAGGTGGTCCGGGTGATCCTCAAACCACGCGTTCAGTGCGGCGGTGTCGTGCAACTTGCGTTCACCGGCAAAGAAACCCGGTTTGAGGCATTCCAACCCGGCGTCATAGAGTGCATCCGCATCAATACGCGCCAAGCCCCCGGCAAGTGCCTGAAGTAGTTTGGTGTCGTCTTGGATCACGTCCAGCGGATTGGGCGCCTTGACGCCCTCCACGCCGTCTTCCGCAGGCGTCTTGTCCCGGTAAGCCTTGATCATGGACTGCAGGGCGTCACCATCGGCAATACCGGCCGCAAGCATTTGACCCACCCGCGTGGCCAGGCGGCCGCCCTGCAGCGGCGCCAGCTTGAACAGGCGGTAATCTGTGCCGCGGATGTTTTGGGTTTCAGTCTGTGCCATGGCTTAATTGAAAATGATTTTCTGCACGTTCAGCACAACGGTTTGGGCTGAAAAAGTTTTGCCGCCGGTTGCCGTTTGGCCAATGTTCTGGATACTGCAGCCTTCAAGGCGGATGGACTGCGCGGCGCCGGTGTACACCATTGCATTGAACAGCCGGGCCGCGCCGGTCTTTTGTTGCTGCCACAAGCTTTGGTATTTATCCAGGCTTGGGGAAGTCAACTTGAAGTCCTGTTCAAACGTGCCGGATTGGTCCGTGCTGAAGGACGTAACGGTGCTGTCAAAGCCCGCTTCCATGGCGGACCCTTCAGCGTTGGGGATCACCCGCACGCTGTCCCCGCTCATGTGGTCCGTATCAATGGACCCATCGGCCACCACCGTGACCAACGCTTGATTTAAAAACTGTGTATTGCGTCCCATGGCGTTGGCCCCTTTTTAGCTGAATGCGTTGACGTTGATGGCAATGCTGTGGATGGCACCAGCCAAGTTGACATTGATGACAAACGGGGGGCCGATGCGCGCGGCGCGATCCGCAACGCTCATGAGCTCCAGCGGCGTTGGCGTGATGGCGTAGGGTGGCTCGATACGGAATCCGGCGGCTTGCGTCAGGTCCAGCACGCGGCGTTCACTGAAGGCGTTATTGAACACGTAGCGTTCACAAATCTGTTGTGCGCCGTCCTGCAGCAACATCACGCCCGCGCTGTTATAGGGCACCTTTTTGTTGCGCAAGAACACGTTATAGACCGCCACCTGCAGGTCTTCCGTGAAGTTGTCCAGGTTCACTACGTCATCCATGAACCACGCCAGGTTGCCGGTGGTGCCTTCACGGAATACACGCGATGTGTTGCCGGTCAGCGTCAACGTGTTGTAACCCTTGGACTGCAACGTGGCCCACTGCGTTTCATTCAAAGACACAATGGGGATGCCCACCAGGTCTTTGAATTTCATGGTGATGGTGGAAGCCTTTTGGGCGTAGTTCACCGACAGCATGACCGCCAGCGTGGCCATGTCGGGGTAATACTGCGGGTTGTTATGGTAGAACGGTTCCGCACGATACTGGCCAGCGGCACGCACCACGGGGCCAAGGTCAGTGGTGCTGGATGGATCCCACGCCAAAGGGCTGTTGGACACCAGCGGCATGAAAGCCACCCGGGCTTGCGCCCAACCGGCCGCGGCAATTTGCTGTGCGGTGTCACGGTAAACCACGTCAAGTGCCCAACCGTAAACAAACTTCCCGGAACTGCGGGCGGCTTCCGCAATCAGCGTCAATTCATCCACCAGTTGCCCGGTGGGTGCGTAGCCTGGCTGTGCAATGCCGGTGCCAAAGGCGCCATTCAGGAAACCCGGGCCGGAAATGTCCACGCCGGATGCAGGGGACACGGGCGCCAGCACGGACACGCTTGACAGGTCACCGGTGGTGCCCGATGTGATTTTGAATGTGCCGGTGACTGCATCCCACACAACGGTGGCCAGCGTGAAACCGCCGGTAGCCACTGCACGGATTTTGGTTTGCAGTAGTGCTGCAATGCCCGTCATGTTGACGCCGGTGGACAGGTTGACTGCGGTGATGTTGGAACTGATGCCATCAATGGACACCGCAAACGTGCCGGTGGTGACGGCAAGCAGAGCCGCCAGCAAGCCCGGGGCGCCAGTCTTCAGGAAGCCAGCTTGCGGGGTGCTGAACACTTGGCCAACGGCCATGGTTTTGGCGCGCGGGGATTGGCTGAAAAAATCCCGGGCGGCTTTTTTACCTTCAGCGGTAAGGCGCGTGTCCGTGTTGGCCGCGTCAAAGCTACTGTAAAAAGCCACACGGTCCGCGCCAAAACCAAAGCCGCCACCAGCTTGGGCAAAAATGGCAATGGACAAATCTGTGGTCTGTTCCGCTTGGGGCTTGCTAAGCGTGATAAACACATCAAGCGAGCGTGGCAGGGACAGGACACCGCCAAGAATTGGATTAACTGTTGCCATGTGGATTCACCCCTTGTGTGACGGTAAAGGTTTTGTCAAAACTATGCGGCTGTTCAATGACGCGCAAGCCTTGATGCTCGATTGTTTCCGCGGCTGCGGTGGAAGTCAAGGAAGCATTTAGCGTGACGCGTGCTTGCACCCGTGCGCGCATTGTACCTAGTTCAAGTCCCGACAGGTCCATCAGGTCCGATATATCAAGGAAGCCGCACACGGCGTAAAGGTCCGCGGTCCGCTGTGTGGCAAAAATCAAATTGCTGAAGCGGAACGCGGCGCCCATGGCATCACCGCCCACCCATTCCACCACGTATTCAAGCGGCGTGGCGTTGGCCATGACTTGCTGCGTGTTCGCGTCATCCACAATCACCGTGGGGTCCTGCGGGTCCATTTGGATTTTGTCCAGCCGGTACACGATATACGGGGACTTGGGCACCGCGCCTTCACTGACGCGGCCCACCACCATCACGCGTGGCACGTCCGCCAAGTCTTTTAGGACTTGGCCCAACGCGCGTTGAACTTCAAGTAATGTTGCCATTGATGTTCACGTATTTGGTCAATAGATACCGCTGGATTGGTCCGGCGCATGGTGCCCAACTCTGCAGCCCCCACACCTTCCAAATTTCACCAGCGTGGCGGATGAATGACTGGCGTCCGCTGTCCACGTTGTTGGATAGATCCGCAGCGGTCAGCACGCCTGCAGTGTGAACGATCATGGCGCCACTAGACTGCGCACCTTCCGGCAATAGGTCAATCAGCTTGTCACCGGCAGGCTGTATCGGGCCAAAAATGTTGCGGTTGGCTTCCTGTGCGGCCGCGGGTTCCCCCAACGCGTCACGGCTAAACACCACATCAAAGGCCACCAGCGTGGACCCAAAAATGGCCACCGGAATATTGACGGGCAACAGGATCATTTCTTGCCCCCGGGGCGCACCACGTAGGTCAAAGAATTGCGCATCAAGCCGGTGTCCTGCAGTGGCTTTGAACTGCCCTTGGCGTCTATCGTGCTTTGGGCGTTGGGCGGGTCTGTGATGCCGTCAATGGTGGTTTTAAACGCTGCCACAGCCGGGTCCCCCATGTGCCCCAAGATTTGTTCCGGCGTCACCTTGCCCGCATTCAACGCAGGCATCAATGCTTTTTGAATGGGCGCTGTGGCCTTGATGGCGGCCGGTGCGCTGCGGTGCATGAATTCACGTTGCGGGATCCCGCGCGATGGTGAACCAAAGTTGTTGACGGCGGCCACAAGGGTCACCGGTGTGCCGTCCGGGTAACGTATCCCGGCGGTCTTGCTGGCGGGGTAGCCAATGGCCAACACGGCTTGATTGTCATACCGCTTCAGCAAGCGTTTAAGCCACCCGGGGTTGGTCTGTTTGACAACGCCTACCATGACAGCCGCCCACGGGATAGGCACTGGCGTTGGTACGCTAAGAACGCTTGGCCGTAGGGGGTCTGTGAATACCATGCGGCCGCGGCGCTTTGGCCCTGCGGCACAGCAAAGGACACGGTAAGCCCTTCCGCCCCCGCGCTTTGAACCTGGCCAGTGGGCGGCAACACCACCCCCGCGCCAACAATTTGTGCCGCAGCCACACGGGCTTGGGAAAGCGCCAGCGTGTGTGCAGCTTGCGTTAATACCGCCTTGGGGTAGCACAGCCCCCAAGCGGTTGCGTCCAGTTCATCCCCGGCCGCGTCTAGCTGCACCTGCACCGCCGGATCCGCCACGCTGGCGAATTCAGGGAACAGGGCGCGAAACGTGGCCAGGTCTGCAATCATGGCTTAACGCTTTTTGGATGGCGCTGCGGTCTGCTTGGGTGCAGCGGTGCGGCCCTTTGTGGCCACGGTACCGGTGCCCGCCTTGGGTTCATCCTGCAGGTCCACCACGGCGGCTTTTTCGCTTTTCTTTTCCACCTTCACGCCTGCGGGATCATCGGACAATTCCGTGGGCGCCAGTGGTGAACCGGGGTTGGACAGTTCCTGTGCAGGCACGGCGTTGTCTGATTGGCGTTCACCGGATTCAACCACCAGGTGACGATCCAGCAACAGCGCGTCAATCACGGCGTTGCCTTTGCGGATGGCGTCCCAATGCTCTGCGCTGACAGGTTCAGCGGCGCCGGGATTGATGGCAACGCTGGCGTTGCTTGGACCGTCAGGCACGATGAACGCGCGTTGCATACGGTTGGTGATGGTGTAAAACTTTGCGGACATGGTGTTACCTCTGGTTGATGAATGAAAAATGGGCCGCTATCAAAAGACGGCGGCCCATCAGTTTACCCGCACAATGCGGACGGTGGTTTAAATACCGTCCATGAATTGGGCAGACGTGGGGTAAGGCTTGTGATAGCTGCCAATTTTCCAGATTGCAAACAGATCCGTTGCAAACTGGCGGTCTTGCGGTGGCAACATGTTGAACACTTCAGGCATGGGCATGTAGTGGTCTTCCGGTTTGTTTTCCGATGCAATCAGGCGGTTGGTGGAACCGGCGCCGGCGCCCTGCAGGTAACGCAGCGCACGAATGTCCAGTTCCGTACCGGTCAGTTGCGTGAACAGGTTGTTCTTTTTCAGGAAAGACAACACGGTTTCATTCACGCCATTGCCGCCCGTGCCGTTGATGCGCATGGATGCAATCTGCACAAACTGCAGAATTGGAATCTCGATACGGTCAGGCAAAAACAGCCCCTTGCTGTTGCTGTACACCAGGCCAAGTGCCGTTTGCACGTCCTTGATAATTTCATCAGGGGTGCCCACGGCCCACGTGGTGCCGCCAGCGGCTTTGGTGCCTGCAGTGGTGACCGGAACCAATGAATAGTCCAGATAACCGGCAAAGCCCAATGCGGGGTAGCCAAAAAAGAACGTGGCTTCCTTGTGGCGTTCCGATGCTTCCCGCATCACTTCGCCAAGATCCGTGATCAGGTTCATGCCTTCAAAACCAAAGGCCACCGAACGCAAATCATCCAGGTCCACCGATGCGGACACCGCGGCCGATTCCAGCGGGATCACCACTTTATTCATGGTGACACCCACGGTGGGAATGTCTTTACCCACAGCGGCCCGGAAAGCGCCTTTGCCGCGGCGGTCTTTGACACGGTAGGACACCAGCTTGGCGCCCACGTTGATGGAGGTGTCAACGGATCCAGCGGGGATTGTTTTGTCCCACAGAATTTCCGGCAACTTGACGTCATACGCCTTGGCCATCAGTTGTTCATAGACACTGACGCTGAAGCCCATGGCGCCATTCAGGCCAGCGGGGTTGCCGCCGGTTGGGAATGCGGCATTGACCACGGCAATTCGGGGGTCACCCGCTTGCATGCCCAAGTCCTGCACCATCTTGGCCGCATTCATGATGCGGGAAAGTTGAAGGTGGTTCATTTTGTTTGATCCTCTGGTTGATGTGGTGGACTTGGGTTACAGGCTGATGCGGCCAACGCTGCCCGCGGCTGCGGCACCATACCAGGTTGGGCCGGTCAACAGCACCAGGCCAGTGGCCGCGGCGTTGCTGAATTCACCAACAGGGATGGAAGCGTGAGACACGGAAATGTAAACCGGGTCACCGTGGGCAATGGTGATGCCTGCGGGGACATTGGCGCCAATCACGACTTTTGAACCGCGTTCGGCAATCGCCACCATGGTGGGCGTGCGTGTCGGCACGGCGTTGTTGTTGGCGTCAGAATCGCTGGCCTGATTCAACACCATGATGCCCACAAAGTCCGCATCAACCGATGCAGCCAACACGCCTTTGACGGCGTAAGGGGTCAGGATTGGATCCGCCTGCACGTTCAGCGTGCCCTTGACGACACCGCGCCCGAACACCAGCGGACCCACGCCCGCTTCCGTGCGGTAGTTGCGTACGAATTGGTTCATCATCAGTGAACCGGAATCAGCCAGTTGGCCAGCATACAGCGGGCCAAAGGTGTCATAAACCGCGGTTTGTACAGCTTGCAAAGTCATGGCAATAGCTCCTTATTTCTTTGCGCCGTACATGGCCGCAAACTTTTCGTTGTTGGGCAGGCTGTTGATGGCCTGAACGGGTGCTTTTTCACCAGCATTGGCAACGGTTTGGCCGTTGACGATGTGGTGACCAGCGGGGGCGGTGGTGGCCGGAATCAGGTCCAGCATGGTGGAGAACATCCCGGCAACAAAGCCCGGCGCCTTCACCTGTTCCGCGGTCAGTTCCGGTTTGCCGTTCTTGACGCGGATGGAATTGACAACCACCGTGCGCAGCGCATCGCCACGCAGTTTCTTTTGGTCATCGGTCAGGGTCAGGCTGTTGGCCGCCATCACCTTGCCTGCGTCATCCTTTTCAGCGTTCATTGCCGCTGCAGCCGTTTCAACAGCTTCAGGGGACATGACGCTATCCAGTTGATCCTTCAGGGCTTGCAACTGACCTTCCAACGTGGTTTTTTCCTTTTGCAAGGTTTCCATTTGGGTGTTCAGTTCCGCCAGGCGGTCAATGGTTTCCTGCATCTTGGCAGGGTCAGGCGCATTTTTGATTTTGTCGGCCGCTTCCTTGTCGTTGTCTTCAACGGCTTGAACGTCTTCATTGGCCACACGCACGGTGCGGCCGTTCAAAAGTTTGACGCGGGTAAGTTCCATGATGTGGCCCTTGGGTTGGTTGTTGATAATTCGGATACTTGCACCGGCCCTACCTTGCCCGGTCCCAAGTAACGCAACGTGATTGTAGCGAATGTTTTGGAAATAACCATCAAATTGCGCGCCGTCCGGTGCCACGCCCCGTTCCCAAATCACATCCGCGTCAAATGCGCTGGATATTTCGCAGAGGTAATCCGGGTCCGTTGGTGGCAGTTGAATGCGGCGGATTGTGTCCGCATCAGTCACCAGCACGTCCGCCACAATAATGGCGCCATCACACTTGACGGCCCCGGAAATGTTGCCGCACGCCACCGGGTTGGTCTGCGTGTCCTGCCATATGTGGCCAACCACTGCGGGCATGCCTTCAAGGCTGGCCAGTGATTCTGCGTTGTCCAGTGATTCAGGTGGCGTGAACACCCGCACAATACCGTCATCAATCACCAGCCCGTCAGGTGGACCCCCGCCCATTTCATCGGGTTGGTAATCCATCACGCACACACGCAGCACGGTCACCGTGCAACGCAGGAAGCCTGAAACGGGATCAACGCGCCATTGGCGGTTTTGGACCTTGACGGTGACGGTGGTTAATTTCATACGTATTGGGCGGCTAATTTCGCCAAATCTAACACAGGTTCAGCCCAACACCTACATTGAATTGGTTCCCCGGGGTTGCCATCGGCTGGCGGTGTGTCCCAACGGTAAGTCTTTCCTTCACGGTCCCAATGGTCCCCGTGGCGCCGTGATCCCTTGGGGTACAGGCCGGACGGATTGCCCACCACACGTTCATCCCCGCTGTTGCGCCACTTGTATTCTTCAATGCCGTTGGACTGTTGGCGGCTGGCGTTCAATGCGCCCGTCAGCTTGGCGGTTTGATCACGCGCAATGAACTTGGCGCGGTCTTCACTGATGCCGCCAATTTGCTGCAGGCGTTGTGTCAGCGATACATCCCCGGGCAACGGCCGCCCCGCGTAGTTGTCCAACACGGCTTGTGACACGTCAAACAAATGTTGTTCAGGAATGCTGCGGATCAATGCCGTGTTGCGTGTGACCGCCATGGATATTTCAGCCGCGGTGTCTGCGGTGTCAACAACGGCCGCAAAGTCAACGGACAGGGCGGCTGCTATGTTGCGTTCTATGGCTTCCTTATTCTGCTTGCTGACTTGATCCACAAACGATTTGGCAACGTCAGGTCCTGCAGCCGCGGCGCGCGCCGTAGCGTTGGCGGCCATTTCACGCAGCATGGCCGCGGCTTCCTGGCGGGTGGCGCCCGCGCGCATCAGGTCAGACAGATTGGCCGTGGCCGCCTTTAAATACTTGACTTGATCCCGCAGTGCATCAAGGTAGTTCTTACGGGCCGCGCGTGACGCCTTGGCCGGGCGTAGCATGCGCACCGGCTTGCGGTTTTTCTTGGCCTCTGATGGCAGGATGACCGGCACGGCTTACCCCAAGGATGGACCGGCGCCCGGGTCCGTATTGGCCCCCGTGGTCAGGTTGGCCAAGGCGTCATCCAATTTGTCCGCGGCACCTTCCGCCGTGGTGGGCACCGTTTCATCCGGCGTTATGTCTTGGGCCACTTCAGTCAACAGCACTTCACGTTCCATCAGTTCCCGGATTGCTTCATCATCAGACAGCAAACCTGCGGTGACCAGGTTGACCACGTTGGTGGTGTCAGCCGTGCGAATTTCAGACTGTTCCTTTTCACTCATAGACCACAGAGGCGGAAAGATAATGTCCACGGCTTCAGTGTTGAACTGTGCGCCCAACGTGCTGCGGCCCATGACTTCAAGCAACTGCATCAACTGCGGCCGCAACTCCAAACGCTGTTCAGACTCCAACCGGCCGTAGTAGTTTTCCAAGTCACTGTCACCGGTAGCGTTCAGGCCACCTGGCGCCTGGCCAAGAAACCGTGTGGCCGGAATGTCTGATGCCGCGGACAGCACAATTAGAAACGTCATGACCAATTCAGGCACGCTGCCAAATTGTGGCGTAATGGTGCTGATTGGGTCATACGATTGCCCGGGATCCCGCTGCATCACGGCGCCCCTGAACACGTTCATTTGGTTGACGATACCTTGCAAAGTCTGCATGGCCTTTTCACCCTGTTTGGTCCCTTCAAGGTCCAGCAAGTCCGCTTGGGCAATGAACGTGCCCGCACGCTGTACCAGTTGATATGCCGCCTGGCGGGATCCGGTGGCGCGCGTCAATTCGTCATAGATGGACAGCAACACCGATGTGCCAAAACCATCATTGCGCGCAAAGGCCACGGGGGTCAAGATTGAATCCGGCACCGGCAACAGCGGGTGGCCGTCAAAAATAATCATGCGGCTGCGGTGGATGACCTGGCCTTGGATGTAGTAGAACTCAGGGCGCCCGTAGTTGGCGGACAGTGGGTTGTTGTCCAACTCCACTTTGGTCACGCGTGTGCGGGGGATCACGTTAAGAAAACGCAGGCTGTTGGGTTTGATGGCCTTCAGGTCCAACGGCACTTTGGCGTCATCCTGCCCGTCAGTAACACCCATGAAAATGATGGCGCCACCTATCAGGCGTTCCAGCATCATGGCGCGGCGCAAAGTCTGCACCACTTTCAATGCGTCTTGGGTGGCCAACAGTTTGTTTTGTTCATCCTCTGGCAACCCGTCAAACCGCCATTCTTCCCGCAGCTTGTCATCAACGGGAATGGTGACAATCTTTTTAGCGGCCCAATCGGTGTAAAAGCTATTCACCGCCATTTGGTCTTGCTGCATCGGGGAAAGCCACTGCATCATCCCGGCAAAACTTTGGGTGGCAAATTCGTATTGGGACCCCATGCCGGTGTCATTCTGATTGACCCGGTTGGACGCCCGCACGGACTTGGGAGTGATGGCCGCCAGTGCCGCGGCTTGCGCTGCGGTCCTGCGTTGCTGTTGACGTGCTTTAAAGTTACTGCCCATTTTTGCCACCCCCGTGATGTGTCCAGATTGAAACCGCCATTGTTTCCCCGTCCACATCGTCATCATGGGCGTGGGTGTCATCGGCCGTGAACGCGCTGTGTTCATCAACGAATTCATAGACCCATGGCGCAATTGTAGGGTCAGGCAACCAAACCACGCCTTGGAATATTTGCCAACTGGCCTTTTTGACGCGGCCCACCTTGTCATCCGGATAACCGTAATCCTTGGGCTTCCACAGAATGGCGGTGGCACTTTCCGCACGTTGGGCGGGCGTGCGATTTTTTTTAATCATTTGCTGAAGGGATGGCCCGCTGGCCTTGTCTTCAATATAAAACCGCTTGGCCTGTGGGTGTTTGGTCCAAAACAATTTGGTGTTTTCCAATAGCTCTGGCATTTCCCACCGGCCGTGCAAGCGGTCCAACAGGTAAAGCCGCTTCCCACCTTCCGCGCCCCAAAACTGCAGTGATGTTGGATCATTGGCTTGCGCAGCTTTAAAGGCCGTGTCAGCCGTGATGAAAAAGAACGTACACCGTTTTTGCACTTCCGCCAGGTCAGCATAGAAACGCCACCAGGCTTCCTTAACAATGCCGCCACCTGCAGGGCTTGGGTTTTGTTGGTACTGCCCGCTAAAGGTTTCACCGGCAATCGGGTTGGCTTCACCGCGGTCATTCTTTTTGTCCCGCATGGCCTTAAGCATTTCAACCGTGTGCATGCGTGGCCATAGCGCGCGTTCCGTGGGCTGGCCTTCATCAAGCAGTGCGGCAAGGATCACGCGGTGCCACGGTTCATCGGTGCTGGCCAACATGGTGGCCGTGAAGTCCTTTTGGTGGATCCGCTGCATAGTCACCAGCGTGGGCGTGCTGGCGGGGCTGTTGCGCCGTGACTTGATAGTTTCATCCCATCGGCGGTTCACTGCTTCACGCATGGTGTCATGCCTGGCGTCATCCGGCTTCAGTGGATCATCTATCAACAGGCAACCGCTAAACACAAACGTGCCGTCTTCCTTCAGTTCATCCTTGCGTCCGGCGCCAAAGCCCGTGACGCTACCGCCCGCACTGGTGGCGTAAAACGTGCCACCCTGTGTGGTGGACCATGCCTTTTTGCTGTCACGGTGCGCGGTGATCACAACGGTTGGCCACAGGCGCCGGTATTCAGGGGACCGCATCACGTCTTTGATGGCATCGCTGTTGTCCATCACCAGTTGATCCGCATAAGACAGGTGGATGAATTCGCACCGCGGGTTTTTTAGGTAGCACCAGGCCACAAACAGGATGTGGCACAACTCTGTTTTGGAGTAACGCGGCGGGGCGTTATAGACCATGTTTTGCCATTCCCCACGCCACAGCCGCATCAGGGCATCACACGTCACATCATGCAAGCCCGGTTGCCATAAGAACTTTTGGCCTTTGCGCTGTTTGAAAAAGTAGCGCGCAAAAAACGTGAAGTCCTGTTCACACTCCGCACGCAACTGTGTGTCCCAATGGGCTTGGGTGATGCCCATGGGCGCCAGGTTAGCTGACTGCATCGCGTAGGGCTTTGCTGATAAGTTGGCGCTGTTCATCGTTCAGGGGCACATCCACGTGGGCCACCAGTCCTTTTAAATTGATGTTGTCTTGGAACATGCCAAGGTGCCTGGCTATGTTAACCAACGCGCCGTCTTGATCACGCATCAGCACTTGCAAACCGTCTTTGGTGCGTTTGATTCCGGCGTACAGCTTGCGCGCCTTCCCGGTCAGTTTGGTGGTATCCGCTATCAGGTCATGACCGATGCCCAACCCGTCACAGTGCAAGCACTCCACATTCAAAGGGTTGTTGCGTTTGAATCCATAGCCCCCTGCGTTGGATGGTGGCGGCTTTTCCTTTTGAATGGCATCAGCGGCGGCCGCGGCCCATTCATCTTCATGGCGCCATTGATACTGGCCACCCACGCCATTGCAGTGCCTGCAGTTCCAATGAACGTGGCGCACCAATTCATTTGGGTCAGCGGTTGCCAGGTCCACCCATTCCCGCAGCACCTGGCGGGCGTCCATCACCACATCATCCACCACAACTTCAGCCAATAGCTGGCGTATCCGGGCTATCTTGGGGCTGTTCAACAATTCATGGGCTTCCTTGGCCAACGCTAAAGGCGTCCAACTTACTGATGTTGGGTAAGCTGTTTTGTACGCTTCAGCCGCCACACCACATTTTTGGTACGTTTGCCAGAATAGCAACTGTTTAGCCGTCAATTTGGCCACAAGGTCTGTCAATTCACCGTAATTGGTCAGTTCCACAGGTTTACCCCAAGTTTTCGTTTAATACCCCAAATATTGGAGTAGTCTAAGTGATTGATTTATATAGCTTTATTCTACTTTACCCCAATAAACAACTTAAGGAAGTCTATTTGACTGGAAGTATTGATTGATGTTGATATGATACACACAAAGTACATCAATCAATATCAATCAATAAAAGCTAGAAGGGAATAAAAAACCCTTTTGTTTTCGGGTAAACTCCCAAAACGTCTTATGAATCAACAGCTTGTGTTACCCGGAATCCAAATGGTAGAATCAATATATCAATATCGTGCCGCAGCGATAGCCGCCGGGGCCACCAAATACACCACCGGCAAGCCCTGCAAAGCTGGCCACAATTCCCCGCGCTACACGTTGAACGGTCTGTGCTGTCAATGCTTAAAGAATTCAGCCAGCAACGTACGCAACAAAAAGAATGGCGGATTGGTGGCGGTAACTGTTCACGTGCTGGCCGCTGACGTAGAGGGATTAAAGGCACATGCGGCCGCCCTGTGCATCCAGCGGGGGATCCTGCCCCCCACACAACCTGGCCAAGCTGTAGCCGTTCCGCAGCCGGTGGATATTGCCGCAGCCCGGGCACGCATCTTTGGCGCCGTACCTACGCCACCCCCGTTGCCGGATTGGGTTGCAAAATAAATATTGACGGCGCCGTTATTAGCGGTTAATCTGCACTCCTTATTCAATTTTAGGAGTCTGTCTTATGCAGTCAGTCATTAAGGGGCAAGCACCGGCGCCCACTTTTCAGCAACACGCAACCCCGGTGCTGATGATCAACCGCAATTCATACGTGGTGGTGTTGGTCAGCTTCATGGCCACAGGTTCTATGCACGGCACGTGTGTGAACGCGGGACAGCATCCCACCACCGTTGATTCACCGCAGGTGGGTGACTATCGGGAAAATTGGGACTGGCGCTTTTTTGACCGCTTGGACCCGGCGCACACCATCACGCTGGCCAATGACCCGGTGCCCGTTGCTGCATCCCCCGGCGTCTATCAGCACGCAACACCACCGGCGGGGGCTTGATCGTGGCACCAGTCACCGCAATATTGACGCTGACCAAAAGCACAAAGGGCACACACGTTTACAGCGAAGCCGCGCCGTCCGTGTTCCCCACCATCTACGTGCAAAAGTCTGCACTTCCCACGCCACCCCCGGTGTCCATCACCGTCACCATTCAGGCCACAGCATGACCACCAAAAGTAAAACTTCAGTAACAGAGCAACTTAATGTCGCTGCACGTTTAAGCTGGCCAAACCAACCGCTGTTTGGTGGCCTTCAAGCTGCCCCCGGTGAATCTGACGCCAGCGTTAAGAAACGTCTGAAGACGGCATTGGTGATAGATGAAGCCCCCAAACGCCGCAAGCCCGGCACCGTCACGCGCCAGCCAATGCAAACCGTTGGTGGTGCCCTGACCGCCTTGGATATGGGCCGCGCGTTGTTCCAATCTGATGTGGGCGACAAAATCAAACCCTACACCGTGAACGCGTGCGCCGATGTGTGCAGTTGGTTTGGCCGCAACCTGTTGGGGCGTGAATTGTTTATGGGCCGCGTGCAGCACATTGACTTGGACTTACAAAACGGCAAGTGGCTACGGGTCACGATGGTGGACGCTGGCGACACCGGCGCCCGCCAGGTCCCTACCGTTGAACAAATGCGGGCGCTGTCTTGGGCTGTCACACGTGCTGGCCACAATGATTGTGAACTGCATTTCCAAGGCGTCAGCAACGCAACCGGTGAACGCCGGGAAGCTAATTACAACCGCAA